CCAACGATGCAAATCTATAACGGCGATGGCGTGTTGGTCGGGACGAAGATTGGCGCTGTCACGAAAGCAATTATTGAGGAATGGATTAAGAATGTTTAGCAGTTATAAATTGAGAACACCTGAATATCGAGCCGCGAAGTTTTCTGTCAAAGATGCTGATTCTTTCATTGCAGCCAGTAAATTTATTGTAGGTGCATCGCGTAACCAAGGCCAAGACGTAAAGGCTTCACTTGACTTCGACACCAGAATTCTAACGCTAACCCTCACCAATAAAGAAAATGTTGGTACGGTTTGGACCATCGCGGAAGGAAATTACCTTGTTAGTGCTCCTGACGGCGAAGTTAGCGTGGTGGACAATTATACATTTCTAGGAACATTTGTGGAATACAAAGCATGATTAAAACCTACACCAAAATTTCTCAGAATGTGGGCGCGGCCCAATTTAATTTCACTAACGCACTTTCTCTAATTGAAAAATTGCATTATGATTATCTCTGCGAAGATTTTCAAATTCATTTACCACCTGAAAGCGAGTCAATGCTCGTAGCAAAGGATAGACTTTTTGTTACGTTTACTTGTGGCGATTCATCTTCCGAAACGGTAATGGTTGGAGATTATATTATTTTCAACGACAATCAGACCTTTGAAATCGTTCCTGAAAAAGATTTTAATAAAAATTACAAAATTAATGCTTGACAAAACGAAAAACCTGTGTTATAGTTCGTGCATTAAATGATTACAAAGTTTTGCGGGTTGGACTGGAGGCGGTTCCAGCATGGTCTCATAAGCCAATCACGTCAGTTCGATTCTGACACCCGCAACCAAATTATAATAAGATAAAAGTTTCACCCGACACTTTTATCTACAACTTTTGGAGCATGACATGGTAACGACTAAAGAAATTAAAAACACAGATGGCACTAAGTACGTCGCTGTTTATATTAATGGCGTAGAGATTGTACCATCTAAGACTTCTGAAACTAAGTAATATCTGATACGGCACCTCCAAAATTCGCAGCCCAAAGTAGCTATATTAGGAAATAAGGTGCTGTTTCTCGGCCACATCTTTCGGCACGTCAGTACGAAGGCGGAATTGTTAACTCCGCGCGCTAAAAACGGTGTCAGCGAATCAGACGTGAATTGCGGCGAAATTCTAGATAAAAAGCTAGAAGGGTGTGGCCGAGAAACAGAAATAAGTCAGAATAGCTCAATGGTTAGAGCACTCCCTTGATAAGGGAGAGGTTATTGGTTCAAGTCCAGTTTTTGACACCAGTTTCGCCATAGCTATAATCCGTTACGTTGTACGACGTTTCGAACCGTAGTGATAAGGACAGTTGAGGGAATAATCGGCGTACACGGATTTAGACAAAACAGCCCTTGGTAAGTAGTGGGGGAGTTCTCTGCAAAAACCAGCGTCGTTGTGGACCATCCCGTTCCACTCTGTAAACATTTTCTTTACAGGTAGTTTAATATGTCTTTGGTGAATTTAATTTGCGTGGGAAGCAATATGACCTTCTTCCAATTCATTGGAAGAAGGTTGGTGGAGGAGAAAACTAGAACATTAGAAGGAAATATCATGTTCGAATTTTTCTCAAAGTGGAAGAAGCAGCGTCAGACGATTCGCGAATTGGAGCGTTTGACAAATAGGGAACTTGCCGATCTTGGTATCTCGCGTTGCGATATTAGGGAAATTGCTAGGCAGAACGGGTTCTAAAAATTACGGCCCATGTGGTGCGTAAGGGCGTGTCGATTTGCCTCCGAATAGGTTAATGGTTCTTGACAGGATTGGCCTCTTGTTAGTAACAAAGAATTAAAACTTGAATCGACCTCTGGTGCCAGTTTGGATACTGGTTTAAAGAAGGCGGCTAGGCGTCTTAAGGAATTGAAGAGTGATGAAACAGGTACGCCGCTTTCTTCATTCATCCTAGCGTGTATTCTTTTATTGGGTGGCACTCAGGGTGCAAACCTAACCTTCATCTCGCTGCATCCGAGGTGTTTTTGTTAGGTACTGGTGCCCCACAATAAAAGAATAACTACGTGTAGCGCAGTCTGGTAGCGCATCTGGTTTGGGACCAGAGGGCCGCAAGTTCGAATCTTGCCACGTAGACCAATTGAGGTTTTGAACGCAAGCCCGTTGCGCAACATGGGTCGAGGCTCCGCGAATTAAAGTACCGTCTGATCCACGGCAACTATATTCGACAAAAGCCAAGTGCGAGACAGTCGGGAAAGAGTCCGGCGCTAACTTGGGTGTAGCTCAGCTGGACAGAGCGTCCTCACCAATGAAGAGGAAGGTCGCAGGTTCAAATCCTTGCCACTCAGACCTAATTTATGGTCGGCATTATCGATGGGCCAAGCAATCGACAGCGGAGTGAGAAGCTTCGACCAAAGTTTAAAGGGATGATATGCCACAGCTTTATGATTGCAACAGAAACGTTCTTTATAACTCTGGCGATTATTCAAACGGCCCAATGCTTACGATACACGAGCTTTGGAACTATATCGGCTCTGGACCGGGATACCGAGACGGAGAATACTATATAACTGGTGAGTACGCCGCCGATGGTGAATTCAGAGGCGAGAGTAGAATTAACCAGAAAAACATTTTGGGATATGTGGAAGATTGTATTCCTCTTATCGCAAAAGCTAAGGCAGAGAGCGCAGCTAAATATGATGAGTTGCTCGAAGCTTTAATTAGAATATCAGCGCCTAGAGCATGTATGGGTTATGCAGGAAACTTCAAATCTCCCTAACGTGGTTCGTTTCCACGTAGGCGCACCAAATAACATAGGAAAATGATAATGATTATTTTTAGCTGAGTCCTAAAGTGCGTTACTTCAATAGATAATGGTGCGACCTGTATCAGAGGCCCGCCTAATTTAGTTAAAATAAACACTTGACTAATGACAAAAAATTATCTAATGGAGAATACAAATGAGTATCGAACTTAAAGTTAAATCTAAGCACCTCTCTGAAGAAGCAAAAATTATCCGCTTTGAAGAGAGGAAACAAAAAGCAAAAAACAAGCCCGCGTTCTGGTCCCTGAGACAACACAGAACATGGGAAGTTAGAAATGAAAATCGAGCCACTTTCTTAGCTCGTGCATTCCTAGATGGCAGGGCTTACAAGTCTGTCGAGGTAAAAATCCACAGCAGCAATAAGCTAGTGGTTGTTATTGTGCCTCGCGTCCTCGCTATGGTTAATAAGTACGGTGATAAGCAAATCACTAGGGAAGACATTTTTAAGTGGATTGACGCGTAAGCGTCAATCTTTAAAGCCTCCATAGTTAAATGGTATAACTTCGCCTTTGTAACGCGAGTTTCCCTGTTCGATTCGGGGTGGAGGCACCAAATCATTTAAAGTATTATGAAACTAACAAAATCAGAAGCTGGCCGTCTAGGGGCGGAAAAATCTAAATTAGCCAATGCTATTGCGAAACAAAAACGAATTGACGATTATAACTCAAATCCAAAGATTTGCAAATGGTGCAATAATTCTTTAACTTATTATAAGAGAAAGAACGATTTTTGTTCTAAGTCTTGCGGAGCTACATTTAATAATTTCAAACGAATAGACCACAGTAACGATAAAATTGGGCCACCGCAAAGACCTAAAGATCGAAGGCCAATAATAGAGTGTTTTCATTGTAAATGTAGGACAAAAAATTCTAAATTTTGCTCTATGAAATGTTTTGTAGCCAACCGCAACTCTGAGCTAGAATTAAGTGTTTTAAGTGGGACTGCCTCTTCAGTAACAATTAAATCCTATTTAATAAGAAACAATGGGATAGAGTGTTCTAAGTGCCATGAAACGCATAAACTTGGTGAAGTTATACCTATTGAGATAGATCATATCAATGGGGATTTTAAAGATAATAGACTAGAGAATTGCAGATTGCTATGCCCTACTTGTCACGCTATGACACCAACTTATAAAGCTAAAAATGTAGGTAAAGGCCGACATAGTAGACGAAGACGATATAAAGACGGTAAGTCCTATTAAGAATTTGCGGGTGTAGCTCAGTGATAGAGCGTCTGGCTTCCAACCAGAATGTCGTGGGTTTAATCCCCACTACCCGCTCCAAATTAAGTAGAAGTAAGTTTCACTGTCCTGTAATGGTCTTGGATACACGCTTACTTCCTGCTACGAAGGCAACGCGAATGGACTGACCACCATTTCCCCTTCTAGTAGTTTCGCAGTTTAAGCTAATCTAGTGAAAGCGCTTGTTTGAAGCACAAGAGAGCTTGGGGCGGAACCAAGAAGCTGCACCAATTATAAAAATAGAAAGTATTAAAGTGTTATCCGGCAAAGAAATTTTAGAACTTCCATTAAATGAAGAAGAAAATGACGCTGGCGCTGCCACGGTTCGCGAATATCTCGTAACCCTTCTATCCGTGTTATGGGACGAAGGTGAAAGCTTTAGCGGCAAGCGCCCATTAGGCAATAGTGGATGGGAATATGAACTTCTTGATCCATTAGAAGAATACGCAAATTCAAAGCAGAGCGCGGATCAAATGGTCCAAGCAGCTATTGAAGCACTTCTCTAAAACTCTTTGCGGCGATAGTTTATCTGGTAAAACCTCAGTCTCCAAAACTGAAGAGAGTGGTTCGAGACCACGGCGTCGTGCCAATTAGAAATTATAAATAAGGAAATTTAAACTTGGAAACAGCTACAACGTCGGTTATTGAATCTTTCGATGACAAGGTTACAGAATTTGAACTTACTACGGAGCGCCGCATCGAAGCCAAGCTAAAGGGCTACAAGGTCCACCCGCTGGATCAGCTGGTCGAAGGTCGTCAGATTAAGGGTGAATTTGTTGCCTACGCCAAGCCTCGCTATGAGCGCTACGAGCCTTATCTAAATCTTGGCAAGACCTATCCTTTTGGTTCCAAGCGTCAAGGTTTTAACGTTGATGAACCAGCCTCTTAAGTTTGGCATTATTTTAGAAGATTATCAAAGAGCCGATGAGCAATTTGAAGATTATTTAATTGATGTGATAGGCCTAACCGATTGGTCCAACATCCATTACAATGACTATCTTTGTCAATATTATATCAATGATGTAGACGATGATAACAGAATTACACCAGAAGGTGTAGAGAAATTAAAGACCGATCACGCAATTCATTATCTAAAACTAAGACATAAGAACGGCATTGAAACTTCTTATCCCGGTGGATTTAGAAAGAAGTACGATTCGTTTACTCAAAAATGGATCACTAACCAACCAGTTTCTTGGGCCGAGTGCAAGGAAGATTTATAAATGGACTATTGGGGTAAGCATATCGTAATCGACGCAAGAGCGGGGGCTATCCCCGCCATCACGTCTAAGGACCATATCGCTAAGTTCGTAGACGAACTTGTTGTAAAGATTGATATGATCAAGTACGGCCCGCTCTGGATCGAGCGTTTCGCAACGCATGATCCGGTTAAAGCTGGCATTTCTTTTATCCAGATGATTGAAACGTCCAACATTACGGGCCACTTCTGCGAAACAGATGGCGATTTTTATCTTGACATTTTCAGCTGTAAAGACTATGACGAAGATGTTGTGATCGATCTTGTGTACGAATATTTTCTACCTGAAAATCATACCTCACTGATCCTGCTTCGTGACGCTAAGAAAGATTTTTAAAACACGCACTCCTATGCCGCAGCGCTACGAACGTTGACTAAGCTAACTGGAACGAAAATGCGAGTTCGAGTCTCGCGGAGTGCTCCATCACAGAATTGGAAGGGTGGCCGAGTGGTCTAAGGCACTCGCCTTGAAAGCGAGCGAACGTCGAAAGGCGTTCCGTGGGTTCGAATCCGCACCTCTTCCGCCATATAGAAAGAACGAAATTGAAGATTTATATTCTTATTGATCGATCCGGTTCCATGTCTTCTAACTGGACCGAAACCATTGGCGCGGTAAATGCTTACGCCGCTGCCTTGAGTGAAAATGGTGTTAAGAAGGGTGATATCACTGTTGCCGTTTTTGACAATCAGGAACCTTTTAAAGTTATTCGTTCCGAAGTGAAGATCAAGGAATGGACTCCAATTGCAGCTAACGAAGTTATGCCGCGCGGGATGACACCTTTGTTCGACGCTATTGGCACTCTGGCTCAGACCATTCACCTCAAGGCTCCTAAGAAAGCTACCATTGTAGTCGTAACTGACGGCCTTGAAAATGCGAGCCGCGAAATTACTAAAGATAATGCTAAAAAGTCTATTGACGATTTTAAGACAAAGGGCTATGACGTTATCTTCATTGGTGCTGACTTTGACGCGTTTGGTCAGAGCGGCGGTCTAGGTGTTCTGTCAGGTTCGACTCTGAATATGACTAAGGGTAATTACGATCAAGCATTTAAGTCAGTAGCAAACCGTAGTGCTTTGTATGCTTCGGCAGATAGTGGCTTGAGTTTCGCTATGGAATTTAGTGACGAAGATCGCGCCAAGGCTGCTGGAATTAAAGAAACGATTGTTTAACTAAGACGACGGGAAGGCTGAATGGTTAGGCGTTGGACTGCAAATCCGATACTCGCCAGTTCGATTCTGGCTCTCGTCTCCATAAGTTTGGAAGGTTGGGTGAGTGGCTTAAACCACCTCTTTGCTAAAGAGGAGGCCCTGAAAGGGGTCCGCAGGTTCGAATCTCTGCACCTTCCGCCAGAATACCAGTTAAGGAAGTTGGCCTAAGAGCAGCCATCTTTTAAAGAGTTTCGAGTTGAATAAGTCAGTTCTGGTCCACAGTCTGAATAGGTCAACAGGGGAAGGAGATGTTTAGGTATTGCGCGAACAATATCTAGACTACGCAGTTTACGTGGTACGTTCATTGGGTGAAGCCTCTGAATTAATTTGGGGAGGGTATGGACAAGAATCCCCTTAGATGCCACGTAAGACCCTTAGAGAATTTGGCGTAGCAGCACACTTTCTGGTTCTATTTTTGTTAGGAGACATTGACATGGACGACGAAACAGTTTACAACGCAATCAAATCAGCTGTTACAGCAGCTATTAATGAAATTGGTTTGACAGAATTTAAGAAGTGCTCTTTCTTCCTGTCAAATAGATAATAACTATATTATCCCTTCAACCCAAGCTTGGTGCATGGGCGTGCCTGTTAAGCACTGATTAGCTCGGTTCGATCCCGAGGAAGGGAGCCAATTTTTAAGGAGGTTGTCGTGGTAAAAGTTAAACTGTTCATGTATGTAAACATAAGCGTGGATGATTATTACGACCAACAAATCCTTACTCAAGGTATCTCAGATTGGGAAGAAATCTCTGAGGAAGATTTTCAGTTCGTTCAGCAAAATCTTCACCTCCTTCAGAAGATTAATAACAACGTCCATCAATACGTGTTGGTACGTGAACCTGAAGGTGGCGCGCTACAGGCAATCAAGTCCATTAGGGATGAGGTTGAGCGAGCCGCAAAGGCTGAACAGGAACGCAAAGCTGAAGCTAAACGTAGAAGCCAAGCAGCGGCGCAGAAGAAGGCTGATAAGGCTAGGAATAAAGAATTAGAACAACTGAAGAAGCTGAAAGAAAAGTATTCCGACGTTGAGGTTTAAAAATTAGGACGTATTGGGCATTGGCAGGCCCGCCGGATTGTAGCTCCGGTCCTTAAGGCTTGGTGGTTCAACTCCATCTACGTCCACCAAATTAAAAAGAGAATGTAATGTTTAAGATTTTAACAATTATTTGTTTAACCCTAACCGTAACAGCTTGTGCTTCGTACCAACCCATGGGTGAAGGTATTTACCTAGCGCTTTAATAATTTTTGCGAGTAGCTTAATGGTAGAGCACCTGACTTTGAATCAGGCGGTTGCTAGTTCGAGTCTAGCCTCGCAAACCAAATATAAATATTATGAAGAAAAACGTAAAATACTATAAGCAATTTAAAGAAAAATTATTAAATCATTTAGGAAATAAATGTGTTCACTGCGGTTCTACTGAAGCACTAGAAGTAGATCATATAGACCCAACCAATAAAAAATTTAATGTTACATCTAATTGGTCCTATCCTTGGGACACTCTGATAGATGAAATAAATAAATGCCAGCTATTATGTATCGAGTGTCATACCGAAAAGCACGCTCCAGAACACGGCACCATGGGAATGTATAGACACAGAAAGTGTAGATGTGATGCTTGCCGACTTGCTTGGAATGAGAAATCCAAGCAATATAAACGTAAAGCCAGAGAAAAATTAAAAACTTCCGTCTTTAGCTCAATTGGTTAGAGCGCGCGATTGTGGATCGCGATACCCTTGTTCAACTCAAGGAAGACGGTCCAAAAACATAGGACAAAAGTTATGGAATTAAATGAATTTAATAAAGTAATGAAGACCATTAGAGCGTCCGCCCCATCGGCTGAACGTGATGATCTGGTCCAAGCCATGTATGAAACTCTTATCAGTTTTTATAACGTCCCTACACGTCATGGTAAAGGTCTAAGTATTTAAAATTTAACACGGTTCCTTCGCCAAGCGGTTAAGGCTCTGGATTTACATTCCAGCATGCGCTAGTTCGATCCTAGCAGGAACTACCAATTGGCCCGCTAGCCCAAAGGCAGAGGCAACGCGCTTAGAACGCGTCCAGTCTCAGTTCGAATCTGAGGCGGGCCACCAACTTTAAAAGTCCAGAATTAATTTTCTGGACTTTTTTAATTTTTCACTTGACTTTTTAATTTTTATATGATATAAGCTGAATGTAATAATAAATAATAAAGATTAATACATTGGCAATTAACGATAAAAATCTTCAGGTTGTAACCGCCGTAGGTCAAGAAAGTATTCAGTCACATCCTGAATATAATTATTGGAGATCTAAGTGGCAAGTGATGCGCGACACCATTCTTGGTGAAATCGCGGTAAAAGACGCTGGCTCACTGTACCTTCCTCGAATGGAAGCCCAAGACCCCAACGAATACGCCGCCTTCTTGGATCGCGCTTATTTCTACAACATGACACAGCGCACGTCGAATGGCCTCGTAGGCACAATCTTTAGACGTGAACCAAAAGTAAAAAACCTCCCCAAACAATTTGAAAAGTCTATCAAGTCCATTTCCAAAGATGGTACTTCGCTCAACACGTTTATCCGTGACACAGCGAATCAAATCTTTGACGTGGGCCGCATCGGCGTGCTCCTCGATATGGATAAGAACGGAGACGGCACACCTTTTTTCGTAAACTATATCGCTGAGAACATTCTTGATTGGTCCGTGGTTGAAAAGAATGGGCGATACGTCCTCAAGGAAGTCCTGCTTCGCGAGATTGAAGAAGACAGAGACACTATCGCGCCTGTGCTCCGCACCACTTCATTGCGCTATAAAGCCGTTTACCGCAAGCTCAGTCTTGACGATGACGGTGTGTATCGCCAGTACGTGTATCGCACCAAGTTTTTTAATCTAGCACTTGTTACAGATGAAACTCCCGAAGTTATCGAGCCAAAGCGCCTCGGCGTTCCGTTCGATTTCATTCCGTTTGTTTTCTTCGGCTCCCTGTCCAATAATCCACAGGTTGAGAAGCCACCTCTTCTAGATATCGCCCTAATGAATTTAAGTCACTATCGCTCAGTGGCTCAATTAGAACATGGTCGTTTCTATACCGCCATTCCGATCTATCACGTCCAAGTCAAGAGCGCAAATGATAAGGGTGGCGATTATGTCGTCGGCCCTAACGTCGTTTGGGAATACGAAGGCGACAAGGCTCCCGGCATTGCTGAATATAATGGCCAAGGCCTGATCTATTTGGAACGCGCCCTAGATGAGAAAGAATCTAACATCTCTGCCATGGGTGGCAGAATGCTTGGCACTAAGTCTACCGCCGTTGCTGAATCGGATAACCTTGTCAAAGTAAAAGAGAAAAACGAAATGTCTCTTCTACTGAATGTCGTTACCGTTCTCAACGAAGGCTTCACCAGACTTCTTTCTTGGTGGATGTATTGGCAGAACGAAGACCTTGATTCTATCGCAACAACGGTAGAAGTAAACAAAGACTTCCTATTTGCTCAGATCGATGCTCGTGAATTTAGAGCATTCACAATGATGTATCAAGACGGCATCATTCCTATCGACGTACTTTTCGATATTCTTCAGAAGACAGATATCATTCCAGACGGACTTACTGTTGATGAATTTAAGAACATGCTTGAAAATCCTGACCAGTTCCCGAATGATCCAGACTTCGAAGCCCGCCTAGAAGGTTATCCAGATGCGGCTACCAAGGTAGAAGTTGAAGAGAACGCCAAGGATCGCAGCGCGGCGCAGTCCCAGCTTCAAATGACTCAAAGTTTTACGGCTCAACAGAATAAATTAAATAAGAATAGTACCAATGGCCAGAAAACCAAGCAAATTTGACACTGACTTTGAGGATGTGGATGATATTGACTCCCTCCTCAAAGAATTCGAACTTTCTATGCCCGACGAAGATGATGCGTTTTTTGGTATTGAACTTGAAAGTTTAGAAGAATACCTAGAAAAAGTTAAAATAAAAACACCGAAAAAATGGACTAAATAATTTTTTCTTGACTTTTTTAAATTTTTAGTATATAATGAGAAACATAAAATGAAGCAAACCGGTTTAGCTGAAGTAAAGACTGATCCAGATACACAAGAGTCCTATATCGTAGTTCGAATTGGACCTTTTAAAGATCGAAGATCGGCGCAACGAAAGTTGACTGACCTTGTTAATGATCCCGACAAGGCCTAAAATTTTAATTTATTAAAGTTTAAAGCCAAAACAAACCCTAGCCAAGATGGTCTAGGTAAAGAGTTGCAGCGCGACCTTTTATTTTAAATACTTAAAAATACATCGGAGATGTACACATGCCAGAATTTCTTTTTGACGTAATTGAACAGGTTCCAGAGGAACTACATGCTGAAGCCAAGAAGCGCGACGACGGAAAGTTCGTTCTCAATCTAGTACCGAAAGTCAAGATTGATGAATTCCGCGAGAACAATGTAAAGCTCGCTAAGGAAAAAGACGATCTAGCCAAGCGCGTAGAGAAGCTAGCCAAAGTTGTTGGTGATGATGAAGATAAGTTCGTTGCTGAACTTAAAGAACTTCGTACCACAAAGCAGCGTGTAGACGACGGTACACTTTCTGAGTCAGGTAAGATCGAAGAAGTTCTGTCAGAACGTACAAAGAAAATGCGTGAGACCCATGAAGAAGAACTTCGTCGCCTAGCGAATGAAGGTTCGACATGGAAGAACCAGTACGAAACGGTAACAGAACAACTCAAGGGCGTCCAGATCGATAATTTCATTCGCTCTGCTATCCATGATCCTAAGTCTGGTGCTCGTGCCGAAGCTGAATCTCACATTCTTCTTGAAGCTCGCAAAGTATTTAAAATAGACGGTGAAAAGATCATTCCGAAGAATGGTGACTCAACGATTTACGGTTCGGACGGCGCTACGCCAATGTCACCTGTAGAATGGATGAAGTCTCTTCAGAAAACGATGCCTTACCTCTTTAAGGAATCCAACGGCGGCGGTGCTAACGGCGGTAATATGACTGGTTATGGTATGACTAGGGAAGAACTTAATAAACTTTCTCCGATGCAACGCCTTGAGCTAGCAAACAAGAAGGCTCTTAAGTAAAGCCTAATCTCCTTGACAGGACATAAAACAACTCCTCGTAACGGCTGTGTACGGGGAAAATCTTTAGGGAAGTTCCCCAAGTTTAAAAAACTACAGCCCAAGAAACTGAATTTTTAAAAACAACAAAATGGCCTACAAGGAGAATTCCCATGGCACTTACGCTTTTAGAAGCAAATAAACTTAACGATGGCGACGTAAAGCGTTCCGCTATTGTTGAAATGTTCGCAATGAACGCCGATCTACTGCGCGTTCTTCCTTTCGAAAATATTGCTGGTGGTTCATACACATATACTGAAGAGCACGCTCTTCCGGGTGTTGGTTTCCGTGGCGTTAATGCTGCTTACACCGAATCAACAGGCATCCTGAACCAGCGCACCGAAGCTCTTCGTATCGCTGGCGGTGATCTCGACGTCGATAAGTTCCTTATCGCTACTCGTGGCGCTGACGTTCGTTCACAGCAAGAAGCTATGAAGGTTAAGGCACTTTCGCTCGCGATCATGAACAAGATGATCAACGGTGACTCTGAACTTAACTCTGAGCTTGAGTTTGACGGCCTTCGCAAGCGTATCACTGGCGATCAGCTTGTACCTGCTAACCTAACCGCTCCTTCTTCGAACTCGCCGCTTTCTCTTGAAGCGCTTGACGAAGCTATTGACCGTGTTGATGCTCCTACTCACCTCCTAATGTCCAAGACTATGCGTAACAAGCTTTCAACAGCTGTTCGTGCTGGCATTGGTGGCGACTTCATGTTCGACATTAACGAATTTGGTCAGCGCGTTGCTTACTACAACGGTCTTCCGATCCTCATCGCAGATTACGATGAATCTGGTTCTCGTATGGTTGGCTTCAACGAAGCTGGTCCGGGTGGTGGTTCAACCGCTAGCTCGATCTACGTTCTTTCAATCGGCCCCGGCAAGATCAAGGGTATCCAGAACGGCTTTATTGACGTTAAGGATATTGGCGAACTTGACACGGCTCCGGTCTACCGTACTCGCGTTGAGTGGTACGTCGGTATGGTTGTTGAACACGGTCGCGCCGCTGCTCGTCTTTGGGGCATCACAAACGCTAACGTAACTCTCTAATATCAACTAGAGACAATAGTCAAGTCAGAGCAATCTCTGACTTGACTTTAAATACAACCATTTAGGAGAATTAAAATGGCTAACATGAATTCTAAAGTAAAGTTTCTAGTTGACAAGGCTGCTGCTGTAACACTTCGTGCTACTTCTGCTGCTCAGATTACGGCGTCAACCGCTGAAACAGGCGTTTCCCTTAACAACGGTGCTGCTTACTGGAACTCGGGTATTACACCTTATCAGGTTATGGCAGTTAACATCATTGTTAAGACAATCGACCGCACCACTGCGGACGAAACCTACACCTTCACTGTTGAAGTTTCCAACCTAGTTGGCGGTTCATACACAGTTGTTGGTACGCTCGCTGGCGTAACTGCGGTTGGTGCTTACACCATCCTGCTCGATATGGACACAGTTAAGAAGCTCGTTTCTAACGCTGCCTTCATCCGTATCAACACCACGCTCGCTGGTACAACCCCAATCCTCGACTACGACGCATATCTTGCTCCTATCGTTGGTTAATTATTAAAGTCTCAATAAAATGAGACTTTAATCTTCTAAACCCTGAAAGAAGAGATAATGTCTGAATTGGTAAAAGTATACGCCCCCTCTGGCGAAATGTTCGAAAACTCACCCGTTAACGCGCGTGATCTAGTAGTGCATGCTGGTTGGAGCTACGATAAGCCACACACGGATACAGCAATCTTTGATGTTGTCGAAGTTAAAGAGCCTGTCGTAATTTCTGAACCTGTTATTGAGGCTCCTGTAGTAGAAGCCCCTGTTGCCGAAGTTCAAGAAGAAAAAGTTTCAGAAGTCGTTGAAGACGAAGTATCTGAAGTTGTCGAAGCTGTCAAGGAAGAAGAAGTAGAAGTTAAGGAAGAAGTTCCCACCCCTGCTCCTGCTGTCCGTGGCCGCAAGAAGAAGTCATAATAAAAATAAAAATAACAATTTATTTTTACCATGTAATATCGTGGTGAACAACTCAGAGCCACATTGATTGTGGCTCTTTTTATTTCAAGGGGTTAAGGGTTTGCCATGTCAGACGTAAATAACGATCTTTTCAAGGATGAAGAACTTATTGTCGTAAAGATGCGAGCGAAAGATTATCGCAGAATGATGACAATGATTGAAAGAGACGAAGCCATGAATGTGGTTAGTCGTTATATTAAAACAATCCTATTAAGTGCTGCCGCAGTTGTAGCAGCTTGGTTTTACTTGTGGGATTTTTTCAAGGATAAAATAATTGGTTCATAATTAAAATTTTCGGGTTACTCTACCAAACTAAAAATAATAATAAATGAAATAAGGTAATCCCATAGTGGTTCAAGAACATTCCGCTTCACTAACCAAATCTGAAAAACGTCGTGCCCGTAGGGATACGAAAGACATTAGAACGGAACAAAAAACAAAAAGGCCTCTAACGCCAAAGACTGAAACACAAAAATTTTATCTTGAATGCCTAAATACTGAGACACAAGTTTTCGCCATTGGAGGCGCAGGTACTGGTAAGACCTATCTAGCTTCACGCTTCGCGATCCGCAAACTAGTCGAAAACAAATACGAAAAATTAATTATTGCAAGACCTACAGTGGCTCAGAAGAGACACGAGTTAGGATTTCTACCGGGAAATCTGGAAGCCAAATTAAGACCATGGCTTGTTCCCATTCTAGCTTCTTTCGCTGATGAAGTTTCACCAGCTGATGTTGATAAATTAAAAAACTTAGGCCGAATTGAATTCCTGAGTTTTGAGCACATGAGAGGTCGTACTTTTAACGACGCTGTCATTATTCTAGACGAGGCTCAGAACTGCACCTACGCCGATCTTAAACTGTTCCTGACTCGTATCGGGGAAAACAGCCTAACGATTGTCAATGGCGACATAGATCAGGTTGATATTCCTGACAGCGGATTAGAGAAAATCGTAGATATTATTTACGAATATGACCTAAGCCCTGCCGTGGTCGAGTTTACCGAGGAAGATGTTGTCCGTTCTGCTAATGCAAAAGAATGGGTCGGCGCTTTCAATAAAGAAAAACAAAAAGGATGAAATCATGGCGTTCGCGTTCGTTGTTGAGGATGGCACCGGATTACCGAATGCCACTTCCTATGTCTCGCTATCCGAAGCTAACGATATTCTTGTTACTAACATTCATAATACTGCTTGGGAAGCTTTGAATGATACTAGCAAGCAATATCTTCTTGCATGGGCTACAAGTCTTTTAGACACCAAAGCAGATTGGGATGGGCAGAAAGCCTATCCCACTTCTGCATTACGTTGGCCCCGCAAATACACTGTGGATAGAGACAATGTTACAATTCCGTCAAATGTGGTGCCTAAGCAATTAAAGCAAGCCACGGCTCAATACGCAAGGTTTCTTATCGAGAATGATAGAACAGTTGAGCAAGAAACTGATGGCTTAACGAAAATCGTTGTTGACGTTATTGAACTTGAATTTGATAAAAGTTACAGACTGGCCGAAGTACCTAGTTATATCAACGATCTCATTTTTGGAATTGGAAGAATAAAGGGCGGCGCAACTACAGTAGCTAAAATCAGAAGGAGCTAAGCAATGGCCTTAAAAGGTTCACTAAACAATCTTGTTTCTTCAGCAATTAAAATTCTTGGAGACATACCAATTCAAATAACGTATGTCTCTAAAGGCCTTAATGTCACTTACGATCCAATTAATGATGCTGAAATTAGTACAGATACTCAGACAGTCGTCAAAGCTGTTAAGGCTCGCTACAAGGCTGAAGAAATTAATGATTCAATTATTGTAGACAAGGATGCAAAGTTTATTATTGCAAACAAAGATTTAAACGGAGTAGTACCTAAAGAAAATGATTATTTTCTCGATGACAGAAATCTCCGTTGGACAGTTAGAATTGTAAAAAGCGTTCCGGGTGACAGCGTTTGGATTCTTCAGTGTAGAAAAGCTTAATGTTTAAATCTAACATTCCACAATTTAAAGATCAGCTTAATTCCTATTTTCCCAAATGGAAAAAGGATTTTGCCAAGCGTTTGGACAGAATAGCGCGTTATACGCACAAGACGCTAATGTCAAAAACGCCGGTCCACGAAGGTACTACGGTTAGAAATTATATCTTAACCATGAACACACCTTCCTCAACCGTGTTCGATCCTATCGAAAGCGGGCCTACTGGTCAAACCAATAATCTTCCTCTAGGCGTGGAACCTAGACGACCAGCAAATGAGAAAGCGGCGGAAACGTCACTTTCTAATTTAATAGTTAATCCAGATAAACCATTTGTAAAAATTTACATCAGCAACAACGCAGATAGTGTTTCTGGTCTTGAAGCTGGGCTTTTGCCGGGTGATCCCTTTGTCTCACGTAGCCCTAACGGGATGTTTGGCATCACCATGGAACAGGTCTTGGCTCGATTGGAGGCAAGGAGTTTATAATGTCAGCTTTAGATGAAGTTCGTAAAGCCATTACAGAAAAGCTAATTTCGTCTGGCTTCATCGCAGCCTTTCCAGATGTACCGATTCAATACCCGAATCAATCCTTTGAAACGCCAGATGACAAGACCTACATCCGCCTCTCTATCATCCACGGAGATTCCATTCAAGCCCAATTAACGAATACGAGACAAGTCGATAGGCATGTCGGAATTTTACAGTTCGATGTTGTGACACCGTTAGATAGCGGCACGAAGAAGCAAAATGACGTAGCGGATTACCTTGGTAAAATATATCGCCGTTCAAATATTCCGACAACAACAGCTGGTACTTTAGTATTTAAAACAGCAAGCAATTTGGTAGTTGGACAGGAACGCGGTGCAGATAGAGTTGTGGTTCGCATTCCTTTTAGGCGCGACGAAGAAGTTTCTTGACTTTTTTAAAAATTTATGTTATTAAACTTCTAATAACAATTAAAGAAAGACCACTATGCCTTTAGGTAGAAGAAAAACAAATAATACAATTACTTCTAGCGCTGGCGCTTCTAAGAAAGGCGTGTCTCAACCTAATATTATTTATTATGTTGATCCAGCCGGATCAGATACAAATAGCGGAACATCGCCTTCCACACCTTGGCAAACTCTTTCCAAAGTGAGTGGCGCAACTATCCCGGCAGGGGCTTGGGTACTTTTTAAAGGTGGTGCTACATTTAGCGGGCAGCTTACCCTAACTGCTGGTCAACACTTTGGCGTAAAGGGCTCAGTTACTGTTTTCGGTTCTTATGGCTCTGGTAAAGCAATTATCCAAGCGTCTACCAATGCCCATCACGGCGTGTATGCAATTAATCCTCAATACGTAACTATCCGCGATCTAGACCTTCGTGGCACCGGCACTCTAGTCGGTACAGGTTCTGGTATTTATTTTGAGAATACGCTTACAGGCAACGTCAAACTACTTGGCGTTTCGATCATCAATAATATCGTATCGCAATACGGCAACAACGGTATCTCTGGTTGGGGAAATCCTTCTGATGTGTCTGGCTCAGGCTTTGATGGAATTGTGATCACAGGCAATGTTGTCCATGATTGCACCGGCAACGCCACCACTTATCAAGGCTGTGGCATCACGCTACAATCTCTGAACACCTACGGACTAGCCGCTGTTCCTCCCACGGTCATCAATGCTTATGTAGGTAACAATACGGTTTACAATTGCATCGGTAAAAGCAAAGCAATTATAAATTCACATTCAGGTAATGGCATCCTGCTAGGGCAGGCCAAAGATTCACTTATTGCATATAATTATGTCCATCACAACGGAGGCTCAGGCGGAAGTCTTGTAGGCATCTGGATTTATGACTGCGAAGCCGTTACGCTTCAGTATAATGAAAGTGCGTTTCACACCGTAGAAGCTGGAACGTCAGATGGCGGTGGTTTTGATCTTGATGGTGGTTGTAAAGACTGCGTGGTACAATACAATTACAGCCACGACAACGTTGGCGCTGGTTATCTTCTCTACAACTATGAAGACGGCGCTACTTATGGCCAATATCCGCTTCAGGGAAATATTATTAGATTCAATATCACAGAGAATGATGGAGGAGCTAGCGGCGTCTCTGTGGGCAAAGCTTCTATCACAATTGGTAACGATGAGACAGGCCGCGATCACACCGGAAACAAAATTTATAATAATGTGATAATGACTTCCCTTTCTGGCGGCGTAGCGGTAAACTTTATCGGCGCGGCGCACAACCTCATAAAAAGCACTTATTTTGCTAACAACATAATAAGGGTTACTGGATCGTCTGGCGTATTGATCTACACCTACAACGTTACGCCGGATACCACTTTTAAGTTCGTCGGTAATCTTTATTATACCACAGCGACATTCTCGTTGAAGTGGGGCGCGACCACATATTCCAGTCTAGGTACATGGCGAGCCGCATTTGTCACTCAGGAGACTGTGTCTGGTGGTAACACATCAGTATCTGGTGATCCATTGTTTGTAGGATCAGTTCCTGTAGGCACTATAGGCGGTTTCAATGCAGCAGCGCTTGGGGCTTATAAATTGCAGTCCTCATCCCCCGCAAAGAATGCAGGTCAAGACCTTGCCACACTGTACAGCATCAACCTAGGCACAATTGATTTATTTGGAAATCCCCTATCCGCAGGCGGTGTTGCAAATATCGGGTGCTACGAAGCCTCTTAATATTTCCCATATAAAACAATTTAAAATTTTAGAAAGACAGTCATGCCGCTAGCCAGAAATAAAACAAAAACAGCAGTCATTTCCAGTGCTCCTGTGACGAAAAAAGGCGTCTCACAACCATCCGTTATTTATTATGTTGACCCTAACGGGTCAGACACAAACAGCGGAACGTCACCTTCTACGCCTTGGCAAACCCTGTCCAAAGTAAACGGAGCCACCTTCCCGGCTGGGGCTTGGGTGCTATTTAAAGGTGGCGCAACTTTCTCTGGAACTCTTAGTCTGGTAGAAGGTCAGCACTATGGCAACAGCGGTGCGGCAACTGTATTTGGCTCTTATGGAACTGGAAGAGCGACTATTCAAGCTTCTGGTAATAGTGATAGAGGCGCTTATCTAATTAATCCACACCACGTCACGGTTCAAGATTTAATTTTTGTTGGAACCGGCACAACTGTCAGTACATCGACTGGCGTTTATTGCATTAATGATCAACTCGGCAGCACTAAGTTAAAAGGCCTAACTCTTCTGAGACTGGATGTTTCTGGTTATGGCTATGATGGTATCGCGCTTTACACCGGAGACACGGCATATGCTGCCAACTCTCCTTCTGGATTTGATGCGCCTCTAATTGATAGTTGTATTGTTCATGACTGCACCGGAAATTGTATTGATTATGTAGGCAACGGCATCACGGTTCAAGGACTGTACGGCCTAGTAGCTAATGCCGCGAGTCACACAAATCCTGTCGTGAGAAATTGCAAAGCGTATAACTGTACCGGCAAGGCAGGCATTACTGTTTCTCACTGTGGCAGCGGTATTCTCTTAGGTCAGTGCAGTGGTGGATTAATTGAATTTTGCGAAGCATATAATAATGGAGCAAACAATACTTATGCATCTGGTCCGGTAGGGATTTGGATGTACGATTGCACCAGCACTGTTATTCAATACAGTGAAAGCCACCACAACAAGACCGGAACCGGCACATCAGACGGCGGCGGTTTTGATATTGACGGCGGGTGTCAGAACTGCATCGTTCAATTTTGCTACAGTCACGATAATTATGGTTCTGGTTTGCAACTTTATCAATATAATGATTCAACTGTATTAGCGCTAACCGGAAATACGATTCGTTTTAATATCTCCGAAAACGACGGCACACAAGCTCCCACTACTAAGGGAGGCATTCTTATGGGCACGGCGGAAACAGCAAGAGCCGCGTCTGGAAATTCTATTTATAATAACACGATCTACAGCAGTGTTGCTTCGATTAATGGTGTCTACGTTTTCTCCAATCCAGATAAATTTACAACCACATATGTCTGCAACAACATTTTCTATCTAACCGGCGCGACGACAAAGCTGATCAACTCATCCACGAGCTTAACGCCTGCCATTAGATTTATTGGAAATCTTTATAGCACTGTAGCTTCAGTATCGATCAAATGGGGGCCTTCTACTTACACTTCAATTGGTGCTTGGCGCGGCGCATTCTCTACTCAAGAAACTATCACAAGCACTAACGTATCAGTGAGCGGAGATCCACTATTACAAGGCACTGTTCCAGTTGGGAACACCAACGGCTTTAGCATTGCCGCACTAGCTCCATATAAATTACAATCTTCTTCCCCTGCTAAGAACGCGGGGCAGAATATTAACTCACTGTTTAGCATTAATCTAGGCTCAATTGATTTGTTTGGCAACGCACTATCCGCTGGCGGCACAGCCAATATTGGATGTTACGAGGCTCCTTAATATTTAAAATTTTGGATTAAATCACTTTATCTTGACTTTTTAAAAAATTATGGTATAATGAAATCAATAATTATAAACTGGATTATACATCATGGGAACACCAAAAAAAGTAAGGTATAATCCGGCAAACAAACTAATCGTGTTTACGGATCAAATACCGACAGAACCCTTTAGAGAAGTTTCTCCGAAGAAAAACAAAAAAGCAGGTAGGAAACCACCCACACCGGTAGTTAATCCTCCAGAAACTTCAGGTACGCCAATCGGCCTACTTTTAATCTTAACGAGGTAATTTAAAATGGCTGATAATATCACAGTAACTCCCGGAACAGGCGTTACAATCGGTGCCGATGACGTAGGCGGCGTACTTATTCAACGTGTCAAACTTACTGTAGGTCCAGATGGCACTGCCACTGATGTTACTTTGGGTCAGGGCAACAAAGCGGCTTCGCTTCCAGTCACTATCGCCAGCGATGATGACGTGCAAGCTAAGATCGGTATTGTTACTGAAACTGCACCAGCTTCTGATACCGCTTCAAGCGGCCTGAACGGTCGTCTACAGCGCGTGGCTCAGCGTCTCACATCGCTGATCGCATTGCTCCCAACTTCGCTTGGCGCAAAGACTGCTGCTGCATCACTTGCTGTAACCACTGCTACTGATGACGTTCTAGTCCCGCAACTTGGTATCGTTACTGAAACCGCACCAGCTTCCGATACTGCTTCAAGCGGTCTCAATGGTCGTTTACAGCGCGTGGCTCAACGCTTAACATCTCTAATTGCTCTACTTCCAACTTCGATTGGCGCTAAGGCAAGCACAGGCTCGCTATCTGTAGTTCTTGCTACGGACCAAGCCACGGTTCCGATCAACCAAGTCACTTCAGCTTTCGACGTTGCTGTTTCTGCGACTCGTCCAGCTGACACCACGGCTTATACCGCGAACGACGTTGTTGGCCCTACCGCCGCTGCACTCACCTTTGCAACTGTAGGCGTTTCAGGTGCAACAACAATGATTACTGGCGCTCAGCTAGAAATCGATGTTTCTGCCATTCCTTCTGGTATGACGAACTTTAGACTTTACCTCTACAACGTCACGCCTCCATCCGCTTTGGCTGACAATGCTGCTTGGGACTTGCCTTCTGGCGACAGAGCTTCGTTCCTTGGTTATATCGATTTGGGAACACCAGCCGATCTAGGTTCGACTCTATACTGCGAAGTGACTAACATCAACAAGCAGATGAAGTTAAGCTCAGCCAATGTGTACGGCTATCTCGTAACTAACGGCGCTTACACCCCTAACTCAGCTTCAGTTTATACCATCACGCTTCACACCGTATCAGTATAATACGAACAATTAAATTTTTAAGATAATGATTGAACCCACTAAGTAATTTAGTGGGTTTAATTTTCTGTACAAAGAAGATTTTTCTTGACAAATTTTAAAAATTGTAGTATGATGCAGTTCAAATTTAATAAAAGTTTGGGTCACTAAAAGCCCCATCTAATAACAATAACAAAATATTTGGAGACAATAGTGGCCAACTTTGCTGATAGTAACCGCGATAGCATTCGCCTAATTCAAGAAAATAACCTGACTTGGGGTACGACTCCTGCGTCTGGTGCGACTCGTGAAATTCGTATCACATCCCACTCCCTCGCTGCGGCCAAAGAAACCGTCACGTCTGACGAACTTCGTGCCGACCGTATGGTTAGCTCGGTTGTTGAAGTTTCGGCCTCTACAAGCGGTGATATTAATTACGAATTCAGCGCCGGTTCTCACGACATTCTGATGCAAGCTTTCGTGCTCGGCCTTTGGAGCCGCCCAATGGAGTTTGACTTCTTCAAAGGTGTTGGTGTTGCTTGGACCGCGAACAACGTCATCTCGATTGCTGGTGGAGACTTCCGTGACTACTTCGTGGTAGGTCGCCGTCTCAAGACTTCGGGCTTTCTTAACCCGCTGAATAACAAGTATGTGCAGGTTGCTTCTCTTGCTTTTTCTGGCGGCGCAACTCAAGTTACTGTATCAACAACTACAGCTGTTGTTGAAGCCGGTACTGCTTTTACTAAGGTTCAAGATGCAAACGATGTTATTATTCTCAACAACACTGCTATTCGCTTCGGAACTAGCGGCGCTTCTACTATCGACTCAAATGGTACAAATGCTTTTGCCGCTGCAATTGCAGCTGGCAATCTTGTCGCCGGTCAGAACATCTATGTAGATAACGCTTCCGGTAGAGAATCCGGTACGATTAACTTCACGACCAACGCTGCTAACCACGACACGTTCACGGTTTACGATGGCGTGAATCAGGTTGTTTTCGAAACGTCTTCAGACGGTGGCGCAACGGCTGGTAATCAGATCGTAACGCTCGGTGGTTCTGGTGCTGCCACAGCGACTAACATTGCCGCTGCTATCAACCAAGCTCGTGTTGATGGTCGTCTTCAGGCCAAGGCTACTGTGTCTACCGCTACAGTTACTGTAACGAACCTTCGTAGAACTGGTGGTACACTTGCTGACGTTTCTACCAACGCTGTTACGACTAACTTCAGCGGTGGCCTAGCTTCTGGTGGTTTCTTCAAAATCCTTTCTGTTGCGGACGATGTTCTAACAGTTTCGCCAGCCCCTGCTACAGACGCTAACGGTGGTACACTTGGTGTAACTATTAAAGGTTCAATGCTTCGTAACCCTGACGGGACCGGATCACTGCCTCACCAGCAAATCGTGGCTCAGAGCTTCAGCGCTGAATCGGCTTACAACGACGTTAACCAGTTCTTCGTTCACAACGGCCTACGCGTAGGTTCGTTCTCAATGGACGTAAGCTCAGGTGCCATCGTTACCGGTACGTATTCATTCGAAGGTAAAGAAACTAAGCGTCAGATCACGAACGTTTCCAAACTAGCTCTTTCTCCTTACGTTGCGCTTCGCTCAACTGGTACTGAAGTTATGAACGCTACGACCAACGTAGGTTCGATTGAAAAAGATGGTGTTGAACTTTCTTCAGCACTTCAGTCAATCGCGCTTCAGGGTGATGCTACACTGCGTCAGCAGCCCGCCGTTGGTTCTAAGTTCGCTCGTGGTATCGGTACAGGCCGTTTCAACCTAACCGGCACTGTTACGGCTTATTTCGAAGCTGGTAGCCCGTTCTATGACGACTTCATCAACCACGAAACGTCTTCTCTCGCTTTCAAGTTCACTGACGTTGATGGTAATACTTACAAGTACACCCTACCAGCTGTTAAGTTCTCAAGCGATAACATTGCGGCTCAGGGTATCGACCAAGACGTTGTTGAACCACTTGAATTCGTTGCTTTCCGTGACGCATCCACTGGTACGATGTTCCAAATCGACCGTTGGAGTGACGTGAGTAACGTCTGCTCCTGATCCAGTCTCGCCTCCTACAGGCGGGGGCGGCGGGACTACAGGGTCGCCTCTCGGGCTACTTCTCGGTCTGACAAATAGTTAAAAAATTTAAGCCAAGAGGCTTAATAGGAAATGGCGGGGGTTGTCGGGTGCCGCCGCCATTTTTGTCTCAATTAATAACCCGAAATATTTAAAAACATAGGAAATCCCGAACATGAAATTCTCTACATTTGCTACCGACGTTGAATCTGAAGAAACTGGTAAGTGGTTCGAACTTGGCGATAAGGCTCGCATCAAGCTTCGCTCTTTCCAGAGCAAGCGCTCACAGGAAGTCCGTGAGGCTCTTGAAGCTCCTTACCTCGCTATGAAGCGTTCCGGCAAAGGCATTCCACAGGGTGATCAGGAACGCCTATTGATCGCTCAGATGGCACAGGCCATTGTTGCTGATTGGGAAGGCTTCACAGAAGAAGACGAAGAGACTGTCCTTCCTTTCTCTGTCAAGGCCGCTGAAGATCAGCTTACCAAGTACCGCGAATTCCGCAACCTAATTGCCAAGCTTGTCACGGACGATGACGCGTTCAAGGTCCAGAACAAGGCTGAAGCAGAAAAAAACTAACAGAGTACCTTAACTATTCACTATCCAAAGTCAATAATAAAATCTCCAAAAAAGATAATGAATGGATAGCTAAGGTAAGAAAAGAAAAAGGACTTCCTGTAGAAGTACAGGAAGTTCAAGAAGAAGGGCCACAACTTTTCGAGGATTTGTATTGGGTGTGGGAAGGGTTTTTAACTCTTTCTTCATCAAGACCTGCCGGAATGGCTGGCCCGATGCATATTTCTTTTTCTGAAATAAATCACTATTGCCAATTATATGGCATTGATGATTATAGGAAGAGAATAGACTTTTCCGATTTTGTAAAACTTTTGGATAATCTGTGGATAGAAGATTATTACGAAAAAGACAAAAAGAAAAGATTGGCTGACGAAGCTGCTAATAAAATAAAGAAGAATAAATAATGGCCGATACATTTTCCTTACGCTTCGAAATTGACGCCTCTCGCGCCGAAGCGGGGGCGAAAAAGTTTGTTTCGGCCATTTCTTCTATTAATAAAGGTTTAGACAACCTAGACGCCAAGGCCCAAGCTGCTTTCTCTAAACTGATGGCGGGCGGTGCCTCTGGCGGCGACTTTACTAAGCTCGCTAAAGACTTAGGCAAACTCAACAACATCAATATCAATCCGGCTGCTGTTAAGAGCATTAACAGCATTGGTAACGCTTTTAAAAATCTAAAAGCGCCTAGCCCTGCCGCGCTTAAAAACATCAACACATTTGCCACATCTATTCCTGCCCTGCTAAACAGTTTTAATGTTAGTGGGAACTTTGCTGAATCTGTAAACAAGATCAGCGCTGCCATGGCTGGATTCAAAGTCCCAAGTGCTTCAAAGATTGAAGCTTTAAAAGTATTTGGCACTTCTCTTTCAGAAGTAGCTCCACTGCTTCGCATCTCAGGTAGTTTCACAGGCATTACTAAATTAGGTGATGCACTAGGCGGGTTCCGCGCCCCTTCTGAAAAAGCTGTTTCCAACATGAAGGCTTTCTTTAGCGCGCTGAACAACAGCGGCGCGAAAGCTTCCATCAATGGCTCGCTGATCACAGGAATTATTAATTTAAGTAGCGCTGTAGCTGGTATGAAAGCTCCTAGCTCTACCAGCGTTAAGAACCTGCGTGATCTTTTCTCAGCCCTATCGACTTTTAAGCCGATCAGTGGCACAAGCTCTATCTCAGCCATTACTCAGGCCTTCTCTAATTTCAAAGGCCCCACACCGGCTCAGATTAAGAATGTCGAATCTTTCGTCAAGATGTTGGGCAATTTAAAAGTACCAACCAACGCCCCTCAGATCGCAGCTTATATCGAAAAGATCGGTATGGCAGCGGGTATGGCTAATAAATTCCTAAATAATTTCCGCACCAACTTAAGCAACATTGGCGGCGGAAAGTTCTCAAGTCAAGCCGCTGGCATGACAACGAACCTTCGTGGCTTAGAGAATGCTTTCAGCGGTACGTTCCAAGCCGCATCGGTATTTCGTACCCTGATTGGCTCTATCACGCTGGGTACACTATCCAAGTCAATTTATGACGCTAACACGAATTTCAACGCTTTCAAAAGCACACTGCTGGCCGTAAATGAGGGAAGCTTAAGCAAGACCGGCGAAGAAATGCGCTACACCGAAGACATGGCTAATCGCCTTGGTCAGCGTGTAGAAGATATTCAAGAATCTTTTGGCTCATTTTCTATCTCCTCAAAATTGGCAGGCGTTTCCACTGAGCAAACCAGAACTATCTTCGAAGCAACAATTACTGCCATGACAGTATTGCACCGTTCAAGTGATAGAACTAAACTTGCGTTGCTTGCTCTTGAACAGATGATGAGCAAAGGAACTGTGTCTTCCGAAGAACTTCGTAGACAGTTGGGCGAGCAATTACCGGGTTCCGTTAACTTAATGGCTCGTGCATTAGGTGTAGGAACTGCTGAACTACAAGATATGCTTAAGAAGGGTGAAATTCTTTCTTCTGATGCCTTGCCTAAATTCGCAGCTGAAATTCAAAGAACTTATGGTGGATCACTTCAGAGCGCGTTGAAGAATTCAACGGCGCAGTTTAATCTATTGCAGAACGCGGTTTATGACCTAGAAGTCGCCGTTGGTCAAGGTGGTGCTATGGCATCTCTAGCTAAGGCAATTGAACAAGTAAAAGATTCAATCTCATCACCTGAATTTTTGGAGTTTGCTGATAAATTTGGCGAACGTTCTGGTAAGGCTATTGAAGCATTAGGTTCGGCATTCTCGTTCCTGATCAAGCACGTTGACACTGTAGTTAACGGTCTAAAGGTATTGCTCGCCCTTAATATTGCTAGATTTTTACAAAGTTTCGCCTCAATGGTTCTAGGGAGCATTGCTAGCGGAACAGCTTGGGTAACTAATCTAAATTTAATAAAATATGCCATTACCGGCGTTGCTACAACCGCGTCAGAAGCTTCCATTGCTGTATCACTTTTTGGACGCGCTGGCGGCGCAATTGCTGGTCTTGCTTCTGGTCCAGTAGGTGCTCTAATCATTGGCCTAGGCATTCTAGCTGCGTCTTGGTATGCATCTAGTTCGAGCGCGAAAGAATTCACGGAAGTAATTAGGTTTTCTAAAGAAGCTATGGACCGATATAGAGAATCTGTAGAGGCTCTTTCTGCGTCTCAGATCGTCACGGAGCAGCAAAAACTAAAGACTGAGCTAATAGACGTGGCTCAGCGAGTGGAAGAGGCTCGCGGACAATTTGAGCTTCTGCGCAGATCAACCGACCAATCCTTGACTGGCGGACAAAACACACAAGAGTATGATCAATTAGCCACTAAACTTCAGAATATTAAACAATATCTTGACGAGACCGGCAAATCATATAATCAGTTTGTCATGGAAATCGCAAGTTCGAAATTTGAAGACGGTAACACTGCCGAATTGGCTAGAGGTTTTATCGAACTGCAAAACGTTCTTGCGTCGGCGCAAGGTGAAGCTCTCAATGCGGCTCAGAAACTTGAACTAATTCAAGGTGTAATGAATCATATGTCATCGGCTAACGCAGTTGCTGTGATGAACAGTGTTGCGTCAGCAGCTGGTGGCATGGCTGAAGCAGTGGCCAGCGCGGCTAGTAAAGCGAATCAAGCTATCGCAGAACTGAATCGATCCAAGGCTGCGGCCCAATTTTCGCAACAGTACGAGAAGGCTGATGAGTCTTATCAAAATATGGTAAAGACAATCAATGAATCTGCAAAGAATGATCCTGCTGGTGCAATCCAAGCCATTGCTCAAGCTGGTCAACAATTAAAAAAGACTTATGACCAAATTGGCACTTCTGTCAAGGCTGTAGAAACCGCTACGAAACGACACGACGCAGCTGATGATTTCAACAAGCGTATTGAAAAATACGCTGAAGGAGCAACTTCAGCCTCTCGTAAAGTTTCTCAATTAAAAGATGATATAGCTGCTCTTCAAAAGGTTCAAAGCAAGTCGCCGGATCAAGTTGCCGCATTGACCGCGATGCAAACGGACTTAATCAAGACACAAAAAGATATTGCTAATGGCGGTAAACCAAAGGTAGACCATACCGGAGGTGCGGCTTCTTCGTATCTTGACGGTGCTGCGAAAGATACTATAAAGTATAATAAAGCACAGGAAGCTCTTGAGAAACAACTCAAGAAGGGTCAAATAACACAGGCTGAGTATAACAAAGGCCTTGCTGAACTTAGGGATCAGTACGGCGGCGTTCTTCCGGGTTCTTCCGCCTTCACTTCTGATTTTGAGAAACTAAGAAACGAATTGATGCCGTCAACAACGGCACTTGATGAGTTTACTCAGAAGAAGCAACTCCTTGATCAAGAATTTGCCAACACTGGTAATCTTCAGGAATACACTGAGCTATTGACTCGCCTGAAGAAGCAATATTCTGAAGCTGCTTCAGGTGGTAGTTCTCCATGGATTTCGGGTATCAATAAAGGCTTGACCGATCTAACTAAAACATCTGAGGATTTCACTACGGATGTTGCTGGCGCTGTTTCCAATGCTTTCAACGGTCTTGAGGATGCTTTGACGAGTTGGGTAACAACAGGTAAAATGGATTTCAAATCTTTGGCTCAGAGTATCTTAGGTGATATTGCTAGAATCGTTATTCGTTACACAGTGATTCAGCCGATCATCAAAGCATTGTCTGGTGCTTTTGGTGGTATGTTCGGCGGCGGTTCAAGTTCATTAGGTGGATTTGATCTTGGCGGCGGCATGTCGGCTATTTCAACTCCAATGACTTTTGCCAATGGTGGAGCATTTAATTCAGGAAAACTCATTGCTTTTGCTAACGGGGGCTTGACAAATGGTTCAAACAATGGTATAGTAAATTCTCCTACCACATTTGGAATGTCAGGAAATAGAACTGGCTTAATGGGTGAGGCTGGACCTGAAGCGATTATGCCTCTTAAAAGAGCAGCTGATGGTTCATTAGGCGTCCAAGCCAGCGGTGCGGTTCAAGCTTCGTCTTCAGCTGTTTTTGTTCAGCCCAAAATTAATTTGAATGTTATAAATAACGGAACTAATGCTAACGCCTCAACTTCAACGAAACAAAATTCAGATGGTTCGTTGGATGTTAATGTTCTACTTGAACAAATTAAAGACGGTGTGGCCAAAGATATTTCCAAGGGTGGTACTAGCCTTAATAAAGCTATTGAAGGCCGTTACGGTTCTTCACCAGCCGCTGGCAATAAGAGAAGATAATAAAAATAATGGATCAGTGGCCTACTAATCTTAACTATACATTAGATCGCGGCTCTTTCTCGATTGAAGAGAAAGAACCGGCACGCACTGATTTTGATGATGGTCCGCAGTTGGTGAGAGTGAGATTTAATAATCCTCTTCTCACTTACAGCGGCACCTTAACCATGACAAATGACGAGTTCATGGTTTTTAGAAGTTTTTATTTCGGTACACTTAATCAAGGCAGTAGATGGTTTGAACTTCCTGTTTGGGAAGGAAACAGTTACACCGTCAGAAAAGCAAGATTTGCTGAAAAATACTCGGTTAAAGACGAGGGCTGGAACCAATACACAGTCACCATTAAATTAGATGTTAGAAATTATTTTTATTACAATACATTTTCTACTTATTTTATCAGCATCTATGGCGCAGATTTCGCGATAGAATTGGCTGACAAACTTCAAATTATAGTAAATCAAACTTACCCGACAATTATGGCAGACTATTTATAAATGGCAACATCTGACGACATTTGGGACCAAGCTATCCAAGAAGCTTATGCTTCCGCGCCTTCCGGCGAAATAATTCTGTATACGCTGGAACTTCGCCACCCATCTTTTGTGGATAGCAATGGAGACTTAACTCCTATTAGGTTGGTTAGGGATAATGGAGAGCTTCTTGAAGAAGGCGATCCTGATATTTTTGGGTATGATTTCACGCTTGAAGATGACGCCCCGGTAAATGCGGGAGAAGTGGTTCGCTACGTCTCCTGTATGTTTGATTTTGAACTTCCGGCGCAGCAAGAAGGAAGTCTGCCAACCATCGAAATCGTTATCGATAACGTAACTAAAGAAGTTGGAAAATATTTAGATTCAGTTGTTGAACTGGACACTAGCATTGAGGTTACTTATAGAGAATATCTGTTAAGCGATTTAGAAGTACCTCAGTTTATTTTGAACGGCATGTCGATTCAATCAATAGATACCACAGTAACTCGTGTAACCGCTACGGCCAGTTTTGCCGATCTGGTTAACAGAAACTTTCCGGGAAAGTTATACAGACCTGAAGAGTTTAGAGGTTTGATTTAATATGACAGATGATGAAAAATTAATAGAAATTGTTTACTCTGTACTAGGTGTTAAATATGAATCTGGCTCTATGGGGCCAGATACTTTCGACTGTTGGGGTTTGGTCCGCCATGTTCAAAAAGAAGCGTTTGGTAGGGAATTACAAATTATTGAACCGCCATCTGATAATGCCAGAGATTTAGTTAAATTTATCAGAAACCATTCCGAACATTTAAATTGGGAAAAAGTAGATGCTCCGGTTCATGGTGGTGTGGTCGAACTATCCAATTCCAATAACCCACATCATATCGGGGTTTATCTAGATATCGACGGTGGAGGGATTTTACATTGCTCATTTGCCGGGGTTACTTTTGACCCTCTAATTGTTTTAAAAGCTTCTGGCTGGCGTCGTTTTAATTTTTATAAGTATAAACATGATTGAATATAATTCACCTTTTGCTAATTTAAAAATTGATAACTATGTTTGCAGTGATACGTATTACGATATCGCTGACAAACTAGGTGCGCCTTATAAAAGAGAACCGGTAATTTGTGTACGCAACGGCGTACCGGTCCTTAGAAAGGATTGGGGGAATGTAGTCGGGATGAAGGAAGACGAGATTAAATTCGTTGTAATCCCTCGTGGCGAAACATTTAAAGATATTCTTAAAACCGTTGCTATCATTGCGCTTGGTATTGTCGCTGGTCCTATCGCTGGGCTTTTCGCGGCCTCTGGTACATTTGCGTTTGCACTCATTTCTGCCGCAATCGTTCTTGGCGGCACGTTTCTAATCAATGCATTCCTAGGCTCTTCAGTAAAAACCCCTAAGCAAGAATCGGCTCAAGCCGCTAGCCCTACTTATGATATTGGGGCTCAGGGTAATAGCGCCAGACTCTTAAATCCTATCCCAAGACTTTATGGGACGCATATTCTATATCCAGACTTTGCGTCACAGCCATTTCAAAGCTTTGAAAATAACGATCAATATCTATACCAATTGTTTTGCCTCGGTGTTGGTTATTATGATCTAATGAAAATTAACATTGGCGAAACAGAATTGTGGGATACCACTTCTGGCTACAGCGGCTCGTTTTCCAATGTTCAGATAGAAGTCATTCCTCCCGGTGGAACTATTACACTATTTCCATCCAACGTCAACACGTCGGCTGAAGTAAGCGGCCAAGAACTAATTGACACTTCTGTTTGGACCGGCCCATTTGTGGCTAACCCTAACAATCAAGCCACGGATCACCTCCAAGTTGACCTTGTCCTACCTCGCGGGCTTTACTACGCCAACGATGCTGGTGGTTTGAGCAATGCTTCTGTGAGCTACACAGTTCAAGTTAGACAGATTGATAATCTAGGCGATCCTATCGGAAGCTACATCACCGTACTTAACGAGACGTTTACGCTTGCCGATTCTACACAGCGTCGTTACACACGTAATATCTATGTAAGTCTCGGAAGATACGAAGTTAGAGTTAGAAGAACTAGCACGAAACAAACAGATTCTCGTTACGGTAATGATATTGTTTGGCAAAGTCTGAGAGCCTTCATCCCCGACGATAACATCTATCCAGATGTTACACTGTTAGCGGTAAAGATCAGGGCTTCTAATCAGTTAAGTAGTCAGAGTTCGACTCAAATCAATACCATCCAAAGGGGGAGAATTCCTTATTGGGATAATGGGGCTTGGCAACCACCAGCTGATACTAGCAATCCGGCATGGATCGCGGCTGACATATTAAGAAACACTGTTTACGGCGCTGGCCTGCCAGATAGTCGAATCGACATTGCCAAACTTAGTGAACTGGCTCAGATTTATGACTCCAGAAATGATGGTTTCAACGGCGTCTTTGACACGGCCAGAACTTTGTGGGATGCACTAAATTCAGTTCTAGCCGTTGTTAGAACGCAGCCAATTCTTGTCGCTGGCATGGTGACATTTGTCAGGGATCAACAACGCTCTCTAGCCAGAACTGTTATTACGCCTCAGTCCATTTTGAAGAACACTTTTAAAACTACGCACATTGCTAAAGGAGAAGATAGCGCTGACGATGTTATTGTAGAATTTAAAGATTCGACTACTTGGGAAGATTCTGAAATTCAATGTACTCTGCCGGGATCGACTTCGACAAAACCTGCAAGAATTCAACTTTTCGGAATCACAGATAGGTCTCAGGCTTGGCGCGAAGGAATGTATCACGCCGCGTCTAATTCTTATCGCAGAATTATGGCTTCTGTTTCGACCGAAGCTGATGGACGTTTGCTGCTCAAAGGCGATCCAGTTATTGTTAGCCATGACGTTCCGGGTTGGTCTCAGAACGGGTTGGTCGTGGATTATTTACCATCTGATAGAATTCTTGTTTTTGATAGAAACGTCACATTGAGTCAATCTGAAACAAATTATATTTCATTGAGACGCCGTGATGGTAAAGAATTTGGCCCGATAGAGGTTACATATACTGGTTTCACGAATGAGGTTCAATTAGAAAGTGGCTCGCTAGATGCTTTGGAAATTTCTCAAGACATTACAATTGAGGAAGTTCTATCTTATGACGGCGAAGCCAAAGACACGGCTTTTGTCCTAGGTTCTACCACGGAGTACAAAAAGAGATTTATAGTTGTCGGCTCAACAATGAGAGGCATCGATAAAGTCGATCTAACTCTGGCAATTGATGATCCTAGAGTATATAGCGCCGATACCGGTACTCCTCCTCCGGGTGTTACATATTATGGCCCCGGCGTTGTGCCTGCCGGTCCTGAAGTAACGAGCATTCATATATCTCAAGACCCATTGAGCGGCAGTGATCCAGTAGATATTAATGCTATCTGGTCCGGTGCTATTGGGGCGCAGAGTTATATTCTGCAAATTTCTTATGACGGAATTAGCTGGCAAACCGTTTACAATGGTTCCAACCTGAATTTCCAGATCGTCGCAAGTGCTGGTGATTTATATGTAAGGGTTGCGGCTTTTAATACCATCATCGGGCCTTGGAAATATATTGATCCAAATCCCCAAAGCTTTGGTACTCCTTCTCTATCTCCGGGTATAGTAAGTAACTTGGACGCAACAGCTGACGTTAATGCTGGTACACTTCAGGCCACGTTTAACGCCGCGCCACGTGCCACGTCTTACAGAGGTGATGTTTATATTGAAAGCGTTGTAGGTAGCGGGAATTTTGATACTATCAAACTTTCTAAGACTGTATCGTCGCCGTTCTTATCATGGACCTCTTCTGAGATTACCGCTGCTGGCGGACCTTGGTCTAGGGTTCAAGTCAATGTTTATGCTATTAATGATTATGGCGAATCTGCCGCCGTGTCGGATCAAATTCTTGGTCTCACATTGGGTGCAGTTTCTGGATTATCCCTCACCTCGCCATATACCGGCGTAGAAGCTACGATCCAATGGAACACAGTTACGAGCGCCACGCTTTATAGAGTTAAAATTTATAATAATATTGGCACATTGGTAAGGCAAACCACGACAACTTCGAATAACTATTTCTATAGTAATTCACAGTTAATTGCAGATGGCGGGCCTTGGAGAACTTTCTCCGTGAAAGTCAATGCTGAAAACTCAAGCCTAGTCGGGCCGGATACAACATTGAACGTTGCTGATAATGCACCAGCTGCACCTACGACAATCAGTTCAACAAGCCCAAGTGCGGGAAGAATTGATATCACGTGGAGCGCGGTATCTGGATCAGACATTATTAAATATCAAGTATTCATGAGCACGGTAAACGGGTTTACTCCTGCCCCGGCAAACAGAGTATTTGATGCAAACGCCCTAGGTGTTTCAATTACTGGTCTGGCTTCAGGGACGACATATTATTACAGAGTTAGTACAATCGATAGTTATGCCGGTGGTAACGGTTATCTCTATTCAACACAATTTAGTAGGACGGCAACATAATGACAAGATTTTATTACGGCACAGGGAGAAAAATTAGCGCTGCGGATTTCACTGCTCTAGCCAATAAGTACAACATCGCAGAATCGCGCCTCAGAGCCGTAGCAGAGGTAGAAGCACGCGGTAGCGGTTACGACAGCCAGAACCGCCTAATCGCGCTGTACGAGCCTCATATCGCCTACCGCTACACCAAGGGCGCGGTAAGGGATAAACTCGTCAAGGCTGGCATTGCTTATAAGGATTGGGTACGCAATTACCCCAAAACATCCTATGACAGGATCGATCTTTGCGCCTCTATCGCGGGAGACGAGATCGCAGCTATGTCAACTTCGTTTGGCATGGGTCAGTGCATGGGCTTCAATCATGCCATGTTAGGCTTCCCAACCGCGCTATCCATGGTTCAGTGGATGGCTCAGAGCGAAGCTAATCAGCTTGAGGGTATTATTAAATTTGCTCAGGCCAAGGGTATCTTCGAAGCTCTGAAAAGTGGCAAGTGGGAAGTTTTTGCCGCTGGTTATAACGGCAAGCAATATAAAGCTAACAACTATCACGTCAAGCTTCTAAACGCGGATCGCAAGTGGCAGGCCAAACTTAATAGCTCTAAGTTCACGCCTGTTTCGTATAGCAATCCAACTGTCGATATTGGCACGAAGGGCGCTGATGTTGAGGCGGTGCAGAGCGCGCTACAAACCGCTGGATATGATGTGGACTCTGATGGAGATTTTGGTGGTCACACTCAAGAAGTCGTGATGCAATTCCAAGAAGCTAACGGCCTAACCGTTGATGGCGAAGTTGGCCCACTGACGAAACAGAAGTTGGCTGAAGTTGTCGAAGATCAAGGTCAAGATCCAAGTGGCGTTTTAGGTCAACCTCCTGCTATTCAAGCCGGTTTCTTCAGCCGCTTCGGTTATTGGTTCTCATCTATCCCGTTCGCTGGCGGACTCGCTTGGTTTCAGGACTGGCGAATTCTTGTTGCCATCTTCTTGAGCCTTATCGTTCTAGCTGTCCTAGGCATTCTGGCCCAAGATAAAATCATCAAGGCCTACACAAACTATAAAAAAGCGTTTGAGGATAAATAATGTTCAATCAAATTGGTGTATATCTGATCGTTGGTCTCTTGGCATTTGGAGCGCTAAGTTCGCTCTATGCCACGAACCAACATTTAAAAAATGAAGTTCTGCAAGTCAGTATCGAAAGAGATAATGCCAAGGCGGCATTTAAATCCAAAGCATTAGAAGTTGATAATTCTAAAGCGGCGCAGCAATCTCTTGAGAATCTACTGACACAGCAGAACGAAGCAAATAAACAATTAGAAGAAGATTTGGAGAAACTTAGAAATGAACCTGAAAGCGATAATGGGAGTGTGTCTCCTCTCTTGGAGCGTAGCATTAGCGGGTTGCGCGGCGACAACTAAATACGAGCCCCTGATTTATACCGTGGAAATTCCTGCCGCGTTGCGCACCTGTTCCGGCCTTCCCAAGAGGCCTACAGGAATTTACACGCAGCGTGAAGTAGGCGAATTTATTATTAAATTGAATTCGGCTCGCCTTGATTGCAAATTGAAGCTCAAAGAAATTATTGGCCTGATCGATAAGCAGAACGAAAACGCGTTGAAGCTCAAAGAAGAATGGGGTCAGAAATAATGCTGATCACGTCCGAACATGTCACACTAGATATCACGGCGGAAGAGTTTGGGAAACTTGGATCAGATACGGTCCTGAGTATTTTAAAATTTGAGACTGTCAAGACCGTGGATATCCAAAATCTTCTTGATACGTTGAGAAGCGAAGTGGCCAAGGATATTGCTAGAGGGGCTACGGCTTTGAACAAAGCAATTGAGGGCCGATACGGAATAAGTTCTACATACGGATTTCGATAATAAAAAACCCCGCTTCTCAGCGGGGTTTCTTTTTAATCATCAAAAGCACTATCTTCGGTTGCGTCTCGCGTCTTGTACCAAACTTCAAGCTTATCGAAGCCGCCAATCAATTCATCATTAAAGTAAATCTGAGGAACTTGCCTAAAGCCCCGAGCTTTAAAAGCTTGCAATTTTTCTTCCGTGTCGAGAATTTCTTTCCTGTAAGCCGCGCCTTTCAGGTCCAGCAAGGCATAAGCCTTGACACAAAATCCGCAATTATCTTTACTGTACACTGTGAACATTTTTTAAAAATCCCAATCTGAGTCGTCTGTATCTACTGCTTTTCCCATGACGTAATTTGAGCCAGCGCCGGAGAAAAAGTCGTGATTATCGTCTGAAGTCAGTGCAGCAATGACGGAAGGATCGGCTTGAGTCTCACTGAAATCAAACATTTCGTCATAGCCCAAATTCATCAGAGCTTTGTTTGCGTTGTAATTTAGGAATGGAATTACTTCTTCGTACCAGCCTATATCTTTATAAATTTCATAAGCATATGCCGTTTCTACCGCGTAAAGCGAGTTAAGTAGGATTTTAACTTTTTGCTCCAACTCGTCTCGCTCTGCCTGAGAAAGTTTACGCGCCGCTACTTGGAATTTATATCCAATGTAATATCCATGTACCGCTTCGTCTGCAATGATTAATTTAATAATATCAGCAGTATTAGTGAGTTTCTTTCTTGCCGATAATTTAAGCGGCAAGTAGAATCCGGAATAAAACATAAAACTTTCTAGAAATACTGAAGCTGCTTTCTTCATAAGAGGATCAGTACCGCTATAATACTTATTTACTATTTCAAATTTCTGTTGAAGGTGCTTATTATTCTTCGCCCATTCGAACGTTTTTGCGATTTCAGAGGAGCTACACAGTGTAGCGAACACTGAAGAATAAGATCGGGCATGAATTGCTTCCATCGCACCAATGAAAGCTAGATTAGCTTCTTCGTGCTGCGTCACAGCATCTACCATGAGAGAAGGCGCACCGGCTGAGCTTTGTAAGTGGTCAAGATAGGTGAGACCGGTAAAGACTTTCACCGTTGTCTCTTGTTCTATTTCACTCATCGTGGTCCACGATGGAATATCATTGGATATCGCGATTTTTTCGGGGAGCCAAAAGCTAGAAGTCATTCTGTTCCAGACTTCCAAATCCGTGTTATCTTCTAATTGATTCCAATTAATAGCGCCAGAGAAATTCATAGTACACAGCTTTCGCAAGAGTCTTCAGTTACTTCGATTGTTTTTGCTTCTAAAGCCTTTTTGCGAATCCTGATATAATAAATTGTCTTGATACCTTTCTTCCACGCATAGATTTGCGCCTTGTTGATATCTTTAGTCGTCGCTGTGTCAGGGAAGAACAATGTCAGCGACAAGCCTTGATCCACATGCTGAGTAGCGGCGGCATAGATATCAATAATCTTTTCTGGACCGATTTCGTAAGCATCTGCAAAATATTCCGCATTGTCGTTTGTGAGATGAGGCGCGGGATAGTAGACGCGTCCAATTTTACCTTCCTTACGAGCTTCGATCTTTTCAACAATAGGATGAATTGAAGACGTGGCGTTATTGATGTACGAGATCGAGCCTGTAGGCGGAACGGCCTGAAGATTTTGATTATACAATCCATCAATAAGGATGGCTTGAGCCAGATCGACCCAATCACCCTGTGTCGGGATAAACTTGCCGCCGAAAAGTTCTTTGACGCGTTCTGTCGCAGGTTCCCATTTTTGATTAATGTATTTATCAAAGAATGAACCATCGGCATAAGCACTCTTTTCGAAGCCGTCGAATGATTTACCACGAAGTTTCGCCAGTTCATTAGACGCACGCAGCGCGTGATATAAAACTGTATAAAAGTAAATATTCGTAAAGTCAACAGATTCTTCTGAACCGTAATGAATCTTTTCACTCGCGAGATAGCCATGAAGATTCATTTGCCCCAAGCCGATGGCGTGGCTCTTAGCATTCCCTTCGCGTATCGAAGGCACGCTGTCTAGGGATGACATTTCCGATACAGTGTTTAAGGCAAGGATAGAAGTTCTAACGAGCCTACCAAGATCATCTGACTTCATCGCGTTGTAAATGTTAAGCGAGCCAAGGTTACACGAAATGTCTTTACCAATAACCTTATATCCGAGATCGTCTTCGTAAACAGAAGGAGTGTTTACCTGTAGGATTTCTGAGCAAAGATTAGACATGTTGATAACGCCGTCAATCGGATTTAACTTATTGA